GTATGGGTAATCGTCAAGAAAGGTTGACGCCACCTCGCGCCTTTTCCCTCTCTATTCAAAAAAGTGCTCTGACCTGCGGTTTTGCGAGGAATTTCGCGGATGTCGACTCGTTTTTCGCCGAGTGCGCCTTCGAAATTGATGCCCGGCCGCGCATACCCCCCCGGAAAATTCACGCGGCCGGACATACCCCCCCAATTATCGCTTGGCGACCGAGTCGAGAATGGAGGTGGTGAGGGCCTGGCGGTCGGGGGCAATGGACACCACGTCGATCGCGACTTTGCCGGGAGTGCGCTTTCCTGCCCCGAGCCTCTGCATGGTGATCTTCACGCTGAGCCGGAGGAGCGCTCGTTTGTCGACGAGTTCCATGTCACCCCAGATCAGGAGCGCGTCCCGAGCCAGGACATCCAACAGCGGCGAGATGAGTGCGGCCTTGCGCTGGGTTTCCAGGTCGGCGATCTGGGGGAGGAGTTCGGCCTCGGCGTCGACGAGAGAGGCCACCGACAGTTTCCCCTGCTTGGCGTACGTCCTGTATTCCTCGAGCCGCTTCTTCAGGGCGTTGAGCTCGGTCTCGATAAGAACCAGCCCGGCGTCCGGCGGCGGCACATCTTCGTCGATATCGAACAGAACCGTATCGGCTTTCCAACCAGCGATGATCTCCCGGACGCGGTCGGTGACGTATTTGTCGGAGTCGTCGGCCCGGCGCGTGAGGCATCCGTTGGTGCGGCAGACGTAGCGCCCCCCTCGGCCACGGTTCTGCCAGCAGACAGGCTCGCCGCACACTCCGCAGACCATGATGTTCGTCAGTAGGTGCTCGGGATGCTTGCCCCGGGGCTCCGCCAGTTTGTTTCCCTCGATCCTCGCGACGAGCTGCTGGTGCTGGTCCTCGGTGATGATGGCAGGCCAGGTCCCCTTAGACACGACCTCTCCGTAAAGAGTGCGGAGCCCGGCGATCTTCGGTCGGATCAGGACTTGCCGGATCGTGGTGATCGTCCAGGACCCTTCCTTCTGCGCGCGGGGGACTCCTCTCGCCGTCCACTCCCGCTGCACCGCCCGCAACCGCCCACCGGCAAGGATGTGATCGACGGCCCAGCGGATCGCGTCGGCGGCAATCGGGTCCTCCTGCCACGTCCAGGTGCCGTCGGGCTCGTAGACCTTCTGGTAGCCGAATCCGAGCTTGGCGTGGGGGTTGCCAGAGAGGGCGCGCTTGCGGATGTCTCGCTTGATCCGGTCGGAGAGCTGGTCGCTTTCGTGTTCGTTGACGACGGCCTTGATGCCGGTGGACAGCCGCGCGTTCGTGTCGGTGAGGTCCAGGAGCTCGCCACCGGAGCACAGCAGCACCCCCCGCTCGACACAGAGGTCCCGGAGTTCGACCCACTCCTTCAGGCGGCGGGAGGTGCGGGACTGCTCCCAGATGACCAGGACGTCACCGGGCTGGAGTACGGTCAGCAGCCGCTTGTAGCCGGGGCGGTCCTTCGCGGCGAATCGGCTGGCGCTGGTGTCGTCGGTGATCTCCGGTCCGGGGGTCCAGCCGTTGGTGGCGATGACGTCACGCCCGACCTCGAGCTGCTGGGGGACCGAGCACTTCTTGCCGCCCTTGCTGTCGCTGACTCGGGCGTAGAGGACAGCGCGGCGGGTGCGGGCAGTGGTGGGCTTCATGGGTGGCCTCCGTGGGGTACGTATTAAAAATGCTAGTGCAGATGAAGGTAATTAATACGTACCCTTGCCCACTCACGTCAACGATTCTTCCACCCGGCCTCGATCACGGGGGCGCCCGGGGGGATCGGGAGGGCTGTGACCTGGGGAAACGTCTGCGGCGTCTAGCCGGGTCGACAAGGGGAGGGGTACTGTACATCTACCCGCTGAGCCCCGAGGAGCCCCGAGTTGAGCCGACTGCTGTACGGATACCGCCGGACGGAGACTGGTGTCGAACCGGTCCCGGAGGAGGCGCGTGTCGTGCAGGAGATCTTCGAGGAGTTCCTGGCTGGGACGAAGGTGCAGCGGATCGCTCAGTCCTTGGCGAAGCGCGATCTGCGGGGCCGCCGGGGAGGACTGTTCACCAGCCCGCAGGTGCACCGCATCCTCCGCCAAGCGACGTACGCCGGTGCCGACGAGGGGTGCCCCGCTCTGGTCTCGCAGGCCGTCTTCGATGCCGCCCAGGAGAAGCTGGACAGTCCGGAGCGACAGAGCTTCGAGAGGGGGCAGCCTCCGGCGCATCTGCTGACGGGGATTGCCCGGTGCGGGGTGTGCGGCGCGGGGATGAAACGCTCGAGCCGGGGCAGCAGACAGCCCGACACCTACGCCTGCCCGAGCCTGGATCGCAGCACCCCCCACCCCGCGCGAGAGATGGCCTTCGTCGACGAGCTGGTGACGGAGACGCTGTTCTACATGATCAATACGGATCACTTCGCCGAGGTGCTGGGGGCGGCCGTGGAGAAGCGGGCCCGACAGAAAGCGCTGCTGGGCCGGGCCCCCGATTCGCCGCTGATCGACCTGGCCGAAGCGACAGACCCGCGCCAGGCATGGGAGGACCGTCCGCTGGAGTGGAAGCGGAGCCTCCTCAAGGACACCTTCCGCATCACGATCCTGACGGTGCCGAAGGAGAAGAAAGGTCGACACAACGGGCTCGATCCGCAGTTCGTGGACATCAGGTGGGCGGAAGGTGTGTAGCGATGTACAAGACCGAGAAGGCGATGTGGGCGTGGCTGAGCAACTACTGGCGCGCCCTGGCGGAGATGTTTTCGACGTACCGGGAGCGGCGGGCCGGTAGGTTCCTGAAGGCGGCCCCCAAGCGCTTGGAGGGGGAGGGCGTCATCGGCTACGGAGCTGCATGGCCGAAGCGGGTGGCGCAGCGTCAGGGCGTTTCTATCGGAATGGAGCTTGGCATGTTGCTGCGCGTTTTGATCGGTCTGGTCGCCGCCGTCGGCATTGCGGTCGCCATCGTCGGCCTGTCTTCGTACCACTGGGCGTCGTACCGATTCCGGCCGAAGCAGCGCGACGAGGACTGGCCGACAACCGTAGTGTGACGATTTGCACTTTCAGGTTGAAGCCTGATCTCGAGTAGGCTCGCGCCGGAGGCACTTCTACGCCAATTAATGGACGCCTCCGGAATCTAACTCCCCGCCGTCATCCGTGACTGGCGGGGATTTCTTTTGGTCGTGTCGGCCCGCCTGCACTGGCGATCGGCTGACACAAGCAGCCCCGGTTGGGTAATTCCTCGCCCCGCGCTTTCATGGGTGGTTTCGCGGTCGAGCTTGAGGTACCAACCGGGGCTTTGTCGTGCCCGGATGCCATGAGTCCGGGATGAGTAAAAGCAGGTCCCGCAATGCGAAAGATCTCAGTAGTTCTACTGTGCGCCGCCGCAATTCCCGTCACCGCCCTCACCGGCACCGCCCACGCCGAGGAAGCTCCCGATTGCCGGGACGTGGTCATCGGGGTCGGCGGCAATGGCCAGCGCTACGCCGAAAGCAAGGGCGCACGCACGATCATCACCGACATTCTGGCGGACAAGGACGCCGAGGGTTACCGGACCGAGAATGTCGATTACACGAGCTCTGTCTGGCCGACCGGTCCGTACACCAAGGACTACTCGGTCGAAGAGGGCCGGGCCGAACTGGATCGGGAGATCGCCGAATACCGGGCCGAGTGCCCGAACGGCGAGGTAACCGTCATCGGCCATTCCCTCGGCGCGGAAGTGGTGGAGACACCCGACGCCGAGCACACCATTCTCCTGGGCGACCCGAGGGACCAGCAAGGTATATACAACGCGCTCCCCGGCGTATTCCCAGGTGCCTCCAATCCCGGCTCGCGAGATGCCGAAGCGGAAGGGGCGGTGAGTGTCTGCCGCGAGTTCGACGGCATTTGCGACACCGCCGCCCCCTGGAGTGACCCGGCCAAGTTCGTGCAGGGCACCGCAGGCTATCTGATGGGCTGGCACGGCTACTCCCCGGAGGAAGTCGACCAGTATCAGGGTGCAGCGCCGGGTGAATACCTGATCGACGCACCCAAGCCGATCGAGTGGCTGCCGGAGTCGACGCCGACGGGAATCCCGGCAGCGCCGGAGCTGAGCCTGCCGGAAATCGCCCCGCCGGTCCCACTGCCGTCTGCTCAGGATTTCTACCCGCTCGAGCAGCTGGGCCAGCCGTACACGCCGACGCCGCTGGAGGAATACATCCCCGAGTGGGTCGAGCCGGTGCTGCCGCAGGAAGTCCTGAACTACGTGCCTCCGGCGCCCGAGCAGGTTTTCGTTCTGCCGCCCGCGCCGGAGTTCCACATCCCGGGGCTGTTCTGATGTTCGACTTGAGCAGTCCGGTCTCTCACATGTGCTTTGATGCCGTCGACGGACTCCGGGTGATAGTCGTGCTGCCCAGTTTCAGCTCGGAGGAAGCGACGCTCGGATCACTCAAGGAAATGATCGAGCAGGTTCGGGAGCTTTCCCCTAATGCGATCGAGTCGGTGAGCTGCTCGTACCCGAGGCGGTACGTGAAGTTCACGTCGGGTGGCGAGATCATATTCCTGAGCGAGCAGAGCAGAGGGAGTGGACGCGGGCTCTCTGGGGATCGCCTGTACATCCGCCACGGCGTATCGGAAGAGACTCGCCGGTCCATGCTCCCCGTGGTCTGCGCGCGCCCAGGTGGCATGATCACCTACTTCTAGATTTGCCGGAACATCGAGGGGCCAGACAGTCCTAGGAACTCGAGAACCGGAAGTCGGGAGCGGTACTGCCAGGCGGACAGCGGGGGTTGGCCCCGTGTAGTCACCTGAATGCAGCATTGCCCCGGCGGTACAACTGAATAGGTCGTCTCACAGCAAAAGGGGCCAAGCGTCCGTTGATCGCGGTGCGCAGGCGGGGTTCAAGTCCCCGGTGAGACACAAAGCGTGGGGTAGCTCCCTGCGCTGGTGATGACAGAGTGTGCAGGCTGATGCGCGACCGGGCCTGCAATGTGCGCGATATCAGGACCCTGACAGCCCTGTGGGTGTTTACGGGATGGCTTAGCGGCCGGAAACTGATGCCTCAGCGGGCAAAGTCGCGGCGCCGGGTACATAGCCTTACGGTCCATGCCCCGGTCGGAGCCTAGGAAACTCCTCACCACCCTTGGTCTGTAGCTCAGAGGACAGAGCACCGGTCTACGAAGCCGGGTGTCGCAGGTTCGACTCCTGCCAGATCAGCAAACGAACCCTCGGAATGTGCGCACGACCTCCGGGGTAGTAGGGATCAGCCCACGCCTCTCGAAGAAGCGAACCTCGGGCTGGATTCGGAAGGTGCCGCTGAATGGTCGGCAACCGGTGTCGAATACCGGGGTGGGGTAAAACCCAGGGGTTCGATCCCTCCACCTTCCTCCACGCCCCAACGGGTTGCTAGCGGCCACTTGATCAACGGCCGTGCTCGGGTTCGAATCCCGAGGGGGCTCTGGAAGACAAATCGGCCGGGGGCCGAGCCGCGTTGCTAGCGCGTACGGGCACTTGATGTCTGGGGTTCGAGACCTCTGTCTTCCGCAACGGGGTGACCTCTTGGTAGAGGGAGCGGCCTGTAAAGCCGTGGCCGTAGTGCATTGGTGGTTCGACTCCATCCGCCCTGACTGTGGCCGAAGCTGAAGCGGATAAGCGCCCGGTTGTGGTCCGGGTAGTAGTGGGTTCGAGTCCCACCGGCCACCCCATCTCGCTTGTCCAATACATGCAGTTATCGCTATGAATGCATGGGAGGCCGAATGTCGATCCCCGGCCGGAACACCCCGGAATGGCGAGCGCTGTGTAAGCGGCTCAAGCGGGAGCTCCCGAACATCTGCTGGGTCTGCGGCAACGAGATCGACCTCTCCCTGTCCGGCCGCGACAAGTGGGGCTGGAGCCTCGACCACGTCCGGAAGCTGTCCCTGCACCCGGAGCTCGCCGAAGACGAATCCAATCTCCGCCCGGCTCATATGTGGTGCAACGCAACCCGAGGTGAGGGCGTACACGGCTACGTCAACGGCTCACAGAAGTGGGGATAGATGTCGCGCGACGAATACACCAAGCACCCCGATGACGTTCTCGACTACGTATTCGACTGGGCCGACTGGCTTTCGACGGATGCGGACACGATTGTCGACTCCGACATAACCGTCACTCCGGCCACCTCACCCGCGCTGGCTATCGACGACCCGGTCCCGCACATCACCCTGCCGACGAATGTTCGGGTCTGGTGCTCCAGCGGCCTCGACGGGCAGCGCTACATCGTGCGCAACCGAATCACAACTGCCGGTGGCAGGACAAAAACCAGTTCCATCACCATCTCGGTGACAAGCAAAGTTCAGCAGGTGATGTAAATGGCCGAGGAAGTTTACAACTGGAATATGCGAGCCAAGGTGCTCAAGTATGACGGTGAGCTGGTCCGGAATTTCGTGGCTACCCACGGATTCGAGCCGAAGCAGGCTGATTTCGAGGCGTACGGGATTCTTCCGACGGACGAAGTCGAGATCGACGGCAATGGCCTGCTGAACGGCGGCAAGCAGCGCATCAGCGATCTGATCACCGGCACCGGCTCCCCCCAGGCGTTCAACCTGGCTCGGGGCGTGGCAGGCGTCGGCAACGGCACTGGTGGCTTCTCGGCGGCCCATACGTCGCTCCAGGGCGCCAGCCAGTATTACCTGGGTCTCGACGCCGCCCCCACCAGCGTGACCGGCGTGATCACCGCCTCGGCAACGTTCGGTGCGGGCATCGCGGAGTTCACCTGGGAGGAATGGGGCTGGGCCATCGCCACGGCCGCCCCGGTCCCCAACGCGAGCTTCGCCACCGCGACCACTTCCGGCGTGATGCTGAACCGCAAGCTCCAGACCCTCGGCGGCAAGTCGGGTGGCGCGGTGTGGGTTCTCCAGGCCACCGCAACCCAGAGCTGATATGCCCTGGCAGCAGTCCGGAGGTGCACAGTCCGCCGGGCTCAGCTTCCGGTCGGCTGGCACCTACAACATCCCCCTCAACGCCGCGCTTTCGGGATGGCGGGCTCAGATCTCCGGCAACGGCATCCGTGTCACCGGTAGCGGTCCTTTCCGGGTCACCATCCGAATCGACGCCGCCGCGAACATCCAGGCCCTGGTCCGGGTCAGCGGCTCGGTAACCAACCTGCTGACCGCCTCTCTGTCCGATCCATCGACGACGTCGGGCCAGCTGCACCTCGCCGACGGATCAGTCCTCGAGCTCTGGTGCACCTGGCCGTCGGGCACCAACTCCGTCGCGGCAGGGGCCAACAGCTACGTCACGTTCGAGCCCGTCGGCCCCACCACGTCCGGCGGCCTGACCATCCCGCGCTCGGCGCTCTACTAGGAGGTCTCATGGCCGCCCCATGCTTCATCGCCTACAACGCAGCCATGCCGACTTCGGCACCTCCGGCTCATGCGAATGTCGGAACTTCCCTGACTCGCGTTGTGCTCCAGATCGTTCCGAGCACCACGAAGAAGATCCGCATCGTCGAGTGGGGGTACACCTTCGCGGTCGCTCCCGCCAACAACGTGCGGATGGAGCTGCTGGACGCCGGGGCAACTTACGCGACCGGCCTGACAGCGCACGTGAGCTCGGGCGTGGCCCCGTACAACGACGCGAACGGCGGAACCTCGACGGTGCAGCTGGGGACGGCCCTGACGGGGTACGGCGTGATCAACGCTTCGGCGCCCTCAGCGGTTCGGCCCCTGGCCTACCAGTACGAGAACGGCCTGTACTTCAAGCAGCAATTCCCTCTCGGGCGGGAGCCGGAGATCGCCGCCGGTAACGCCTGCTGGGTGCGGGTGACCACGGCTGCTTCGGCCGTCGACGTCTCCACGTACGTGATCTGGGAAGAGTGACCCGGAGGTAATTCATGGCCAGGCTGGGTAGATCTCGCCCGGCGTCCGCCTACCTGGTCAAGTCCAAGGCAGCGGCTGGCGCTGAAGTAACCGTTCCCGTCACCGACACGATCACCTGGACCGACGACGCCACTGTCTCGGCCACAGCCCCGGGTGTCGACACAATCACGTGGGGCTCGGAGGACGCCCAGGTTCGCACGGTCGGCTCCGACACACTCACCCTCACCGAGTCTGCCCAGATCGCGGCGAAGGCAACGGAATCCATCACCTGGGCCGACGACGCCCGCGTGATCGTTCTGGGTCAGGACAATCTCACCTGGACCGACAACGGCGGCTTCGCCGAACTGGTCGGACCCTCGGGCGAGCAGCTGTTCTGGTCTGACGACGCCCGCGTGATCGTGCTGGCCTCCGAAGACATGGGCTTCACCGACACGGCCGCACCGAACATCGGCATCCCCAAAGCCGCGTCCGAGGACATCACCTGGACCGAGTCCGCGTCGGTCGCGTCGAGCATCTTCTCCGCCGAGACCATCACGTGGGCCGAGACGGCGAAGGTGATCGTCCTGGCCGCCGACAGCGTGACCTGGTTCGAAAAGGCCGACCTGATCGTCAACGGGCATATCCGGGCCGACCGGGTTCGCCTGGCCGACAAGGAACGCCGCCGCCAGAGGGTCCGGCCGCTCGAGCGCCGAATCGTCATCCAGGCCGAGGACCGCACCCGGAGAGCGAGGCCCGAATGACCGATCCGGAAATCGACGCCTACCTGGACAAGCTCGACCAGGAGTCGGGTGAAGACGGCCCACTGTCGGCGGCGGCCAAGTCCGGCTCGACCCGCAGGGCCCTTGTCGCACTGAGGGACATTCTCGCCCACGAGATCGAGGGCAACCGCTGCAAGACCTGCCGGATGACGCAGATGCGCACCGGCGAACTCTCCGCGCTGGCTCTGCGCTTCCAGAAGGTCATCGAAGACCTCGAGGCGCTGCCCGACGACGAACAGCCGGACAAGCCGGTACCCGAGGGGGTGACGAGTCTTGCCTCCATTCGCAATCGACGACCATCCAATGGGGTGGCAACGTCCCCCGATCCTGCACGTCCCAACCTCGGCACAAAGTCTGCACCTCGACGACAAGGCGGCCGTAAGAGGTCTGGGTGACGAAGCGATCGACCTGGCCACCTTCGCCGGGCTCGAGCTCGATGAGTGGCAGCGGTTCGTCATCCGACAGATGGCCGCCACGACCACCGAGGAATTCTGGAACCCGTACACCGAGCGCGTCGAAAACAAATGGGCCGCAAGCGAATACGGGCTCATGGTCAGTCGTCAGAACGGCAAGGGCAGCATCCTCGAAGCGCGTGAACTGGCGGGCCTTTTCATCTTCGGTGAGCGCCTGATCATCCACTCCGCGCACCAGGCCGACACCAGCTTCGAAGCCTTCAACCGCATCATGCAGTTGATCGAGCAGACCCCGGACCTCGAGCGCGAGGTAGCCCGGGTTTCCCGCTCCCACGGCACCGAGGGCATCGAGCTCAAGTCGGGCCAGCGCCTGCGTTTCCGAACCAGGACCAAAGGCGGCGGCCGAGGCTTCACAGCGGACTGCATCATCTTCGACGAGGCGATGCTGGAGCTGACCTCCACGCAGATCGCCGCCATCATGCCGACCGTCTCCGCGCGCCCGAACCCGCAGATGATCTACACCGGCTCGGCAGGCACCAAGGAAGCCGAGCACTTCGGTCGCGTCCGGGCTCGAGCCCTCAAAGGCGGCGACCCCCACATGGGCTGGTCGGAATGGTCGATCACCCCCTGCAACTACTTCTGCCCGATCGACTGCGACGAGCACGACTCGCCCGACGATCCCGCCAGCCACGCAAAAGCCAATCCCGCTATGGGAATTCGGATTACCGCCGAGCACATCATGAAGGAGCGCCGGGCCATGTCGCTCGAGACCTTCCTTCAGGAGCGCTGCGGCGTGGGTGACTGGCCTTCCGACGGCGACGGCTGGTCCGTGATCGACCGCGACGCCTGGGAAGGCCGGGAGAACCAGCTTTCGAGTCTGGTCGGCAAGTTCGCTATTGCCATCGACACGGCCCCGAAGGCGAGCTATTCCTGCATCTCCGCCGTCGGCCTGAACGAATTCGGTGACTTCCATTGCGAAATCACCAAGGAGGGCGACGAGAACGGTGAGGGCCTGTTCGATTACCGGCAGGGCATTCGCTGGGTCGTTCCTCGCGTGCTGGCGATCTGGAAGGCCAACCGGCCCGCGTTCGTCGTCATCGACAAGGCATCTCCGGCGGGCACGCTGATCGAAGAGCTTGAAAGCCACGGCGTGAAAGTCGTGTCGCCGACGATCCGCGAGTTCGCGCAGGCGTGTGGCGACGTGAAAGACGGCTTCGCCCCGCGTGATCCGAGAAATGCAACCCACATTCACCTGAACCAGGCTCCGCTGAATCTGGCCGTGGCGAACGCGGAAATGCTGCCTCTCCAAGATCTCTGGCGCTTCTCCAAGTCTGCGAGCTCCGCCGACGTAACTCCACTGACATGTGTGACCTTGGCCCACTGGGGCTTCAAGCAGCACATCTACAAAAAGGCTTCGAAGCCTTGGGTGATTAGGCGGTGAGCGAATGCTCGTCAAAAAGGAAGAACTCGCTGTCGCCGGAACCGGCCTCGCACTCATAACCGCTGGGGCCGTGTGGCTCTGGGGTCCTATTCCGCTGATCGTGGCCGGTGTCATCGTCGTCTTCGCTGCCTTCGCACTCGACTTTCTGTGAGGTGGTGACGGATGGCTAGCTTCTGGTCCCGCCTGCGTAAGAAGGACGAACCCGAGACCCGCGACCTGTCGATCAACGACTGGATCTCGCAGATGAAGTCCCAGCAGACCTTCGGGTATCGGGGCAATCGCGAGACAGCCAAGCAAGAGTCCATCGGCGACCAATTCATCGAATACGTCCACGGCGCCTATCGCTCGAGCGGTGTGGTTTTCGCCTGCTGCCAGGCCCGCCAAATCATCTTCTCCGAGGCGCGGTTCGCGTTCCAGGACATCAGCAACTACCGCCCCGGCGACCTGGCTGACGGCCCGGAGCTGGATCTGCTCGACGTTCCCTGGGAGGGCGGCACTACCGGCGAGCTGCTGGCGCGGGCCATCCAGGACGTCGACTTGTCGGGCAACCACTACGTCGTCAAGGAGTACAAGGGCGAGGGCAAGTGGCAGCTACGCAGGCTCCGGCCCGACTGGGTCGACATCGTCCTGACGGCGGACCCGAAGATGGCTCGCCAGGCCGACATCGACGGCTACCTCTACCGGCCGGACCGGACCGAGGACAAGAGGCTGTGGGAGTACTTCCCGGTCGACGGCTCCAACGGCCGCATCGCGCACTGGGCACCCATTCCTGACCCCGAGGCCATGTTCCGGGGCATGTCGTGGCTGACGCCGGTTGTCCGGGAAATCATGGGCGACAAAGCCATTTCCGACCACAAGCTCAAGTTCTTCGAGAACGCCGCGACGCCGAATCTGTCGGTCAGCCTGAAAGAGACCGTTTCGAAAGAGGACTTCGAGGAGTTCGTCGAGGCGATGGATGCCACGAAGGTCGGTGTCGAACATGCCTACGAAACGCTCTATCTCGGCGGCGGCGCGGATGTTCAGGTCATCGGCGCGAACGTCCAGCAGATGGATTTCAAGGTTGTCACTGCGATCGGTGAGACCCGAATTGCCGCCGCTGCCCGAGTGCCTGCAAGTGTTGCCGGTATCTCGGAAGGATTAGGCGGCTCGAGCCTCAACGAAGGCAACTTCAACGCCGCCAAGGACCAATTCGCTTCCGGCACACTCCGTCCACTCTGGCGTTCCATTTGCGCCGCCTACGCCCCACTGATCCAGGTGCCGAAGGGCAAGCGCCTCTGGTTCGACGACAGGGACATCAGTTTCCTGCGAGAGGACCAGCTCAAGGTCGCCCAGCGGTTCCAGATCGACGTCACCTCGGTTACCCGACTGGTGATGAACGGCTGGAAACCGGATGAGTCGGTTCGGGCCGTCCAGGAACGCAACCTGGGTCTGCTCGTCGGCGCGCATTCGGGCCTGTACTCGGTGCAGCTGCTTCCGCCGGAGGTCAGCAAGCCAGATCTCGCTGCGGCGAAAAAGGCCGAGGCGGATGCAGAACAAGCCAAGGGCGACAAGAAGAAAGACCCGCCCGCGAACCAACAAGGAACAGGCTCGAAGCGTCGACCCGGCCCCGGCAGGCCATCGAAGTCCGAAACCAAATCCGACGAATGGCTAGACGCCGTCCGGGATGGCGAGGACTGGCGCGAGGACTGGGAGGACGAAGATGACCAAACTGACCCGTGATTTCGAATTCCGGAGCGGCGGCGGGGACGGTGACGACGGTTTCACGCTGACTGGCTATGCGGCGGTGTTCAACCAGGACACCCAAATCCGCAGCTGGGAAGGAACATTTACCGAGCGCATCGCCCCCGGGGCTTTCCGAAAGACGCTGCGCGAGAACCCGAACGTGATGATGCAGTTCAATCACGGGCACGACGTTCGGGTGGGCACGGTCCCGATCGGCCGCTTCACTGAAATGCGCGAAGACGAGCAGGGCCTCTTCGTCCAGGGACGACTGAACGACAACGACGTTGTGGAGCCGATCCGCCAGGCGCTGGTCGACAAGCAGATTCCCGGTATGTCGTTCCGGTTCATCGTCGTTCGCGATGAGTGGGCCGATAAGGACGGCAAGAAGATCCGCTCCGCTAACGAACTTGCCGAGATGCTGTACAACCCGGACCACGAACGCGGGCCCCTTCAGCGCACGATCAAGGAACTCCGGATCTCCGAGGCGGGACCGGTCACTTCCCCGGCTTATCCACAGACCTCGGTAGGCGTGCGCAGCGCGGAGGATCTTGGCGAGGCCGAGCGGGCTGACATTGCCGCCAGCTACGTCCGAACCGCGCAGCTGGAGTCCGAAGAGCGCAGCGACGATCACAGCGACCACGTTCACTTCCGTTCCGACGACGTCGAAGCCTGGCTCGAAGCCGAACGTGCCTTCAACTGGCTCGAAGCCGAACGTGCCTTCAACTGGCTCGAAGCCGAGCGCACACATCAATGGCTGGAAGCCGAAAAGGCCCATGCCGCAAAGACCCCGAGTGACGCCGACCGCCAGGTCACCTCGCTCGATACCCCGAAGTCCGACGCCGCCAAAAGCACCTCGGAGAAGCGGGACATCCCCACGAAATCCAAGAAGAAAGAGGCACGGGTTATGACCCTCGCTGAACTTCGCGAGCACCTGGCGGTCCTTCAGGGCCAGCGTGACGCACTGAACGACGAATACGGCGAACGCGCCATGTCCGACGAGGACCAGGCGACCTTCGACAAGCTGACCTCCGACGCCGAGCGCACCGAGCGTCAGATCAAGGCCATCGAGAAGCGCCTGGCCGAGGCCAAGGGCAATGTCTCCGAGCGCACCATCGACGGCGCCCCGGGCTTCCGCAAGAGCGTGGACGAGGACGAGCTCCACGACATGGACGCCATCCGCGCCAGCGCCCGGTCCCTCGACGACCTCGTGGTCAAGAAGACCGACGCGGCCAAGCGGATCGCCGAGCGCATGAACTGGGCCACCACGGAGCGGACCGAGTCCAAGGATCACGCGATCTACCTGCTGGACAAGGACTACACCGGCGAGCTGGCCGAGCGCATGATCAACGCGGGCTCCAAGGCGTACGAGCGTGCCTGGTCGAAGTACGCGGCAGGCAAGGCGATCGGCGGCCTGACCTTCGAGGAGCAGCGCGCCCTCCAGCTGGGTAGCGATCCCGACGGTGGCTTCGCCGTCCCCGTTCAGCTCGACCCCACGGTCATCTGGACCTCGGCGGGTGTCGTCAACCCGATCCGCTCGCTGGCGACGGTCAAGACGATCACCGGCAAGGAATACCAGGGTGTGACCTCGGGTGGCACCACGGTCTCGCGTTCGCTGGAAGGCGCCGAGTTCGCGGAGAACACCTGGACCCTGGGCCAGCCGACCATCCGCACCGAGCGCGTGACCGGCTACACCACGTTCACCTACGAGGCCGAGGCATGGAACGCCATCCGCGAGGAGATCGTCTTCGCGCTGCGCGACGCCAAGGACCGTGAGGAGGCCGAATCCTACACCAACGGCAACGGCACCTCGCCTGCTCCGTTCGGCCTGGTTTCGACCCACGCGGCCCCGAACCTGGTCGACACCGCCGTCACTGCCGCGTTCTCGGACGTCGACCTGTACGCGGTGAAGGAGGCTCTCGATCCTCGCTACCGTGCGGGCGCCGTCTGGATGATGGACGAGGGCATCGTTCACCAGATCCGCATGTGGGCGCAGAACGACGGCCCGGACCTGATCCAGCGCATCGACGGCCCCAACCCGGATCGCCTGCTGGGCTTCTCGGTTCACGAGAACTTCAACATGTCCTCGGCCCTGACCGCCGGTACGAAGATCGCGGTCTTCGGTGACCTGAAGGGTTACTACATCGTCGACCGCGTCGGCATGTCCATCGAGGTCAACCAGATGGTCCTCGGCCCGAACCGTCGTCCGACCGGCCAGCGTGGCATCGCCGCCTACTGGATGAACAACGCCAAGTGGTGGGTTCCCGGTTCGGCGAAGACCCTGAAGATCAAGGCGTGACTTAAAGCCGGGCAATCGCAACGCATTCCGACCCTGAGGGGTCCTTTTTTATGCCTGCGGTTGCCCGGCTTTGTCGGCCCGAAAGGAATTCTCATGGCTGAAGTCAAAGCCACGAAGTCATTTTCGTATCACGACGAGAGCTCCGGGCGCGCGGCAGTGGTCCGGGTCGGCCAGGTTCTCGACGAATCGCATCCCGCTGTGGCTGGCCGTGAGGCTTACTTCGAGGTCGTCGTGCCCCCCAAGCGCGGACCGGGCCGTCCCCCGAAGAACAGGGACTGACCATGGCTCTGGGTGATCCGTACGCGACGAAAGATCAGCTGTCGGCCTACCTGGAGCTCCAATCGGCCGCAGCCACCAGCAAGCAGGCCCTGCTCGAGCAGGCGGTGCTGGCGGCGTCCAAAGAGGTCGAGAACTTCTGCGGGCGCCAGTTCAACAAGGCCGACACCGCCTCTGCGCGTCTCTACCGTCCCTCCAGCTGCCGGTCCACCACGGTCGACGACTTCTGGAGCACCGACGGCCTGATCATCCGAGTCGCTTATGCCAGTGGCACTTTCGGCTCGGAGTGGCTGGCCTCGGACTACCGGCTGTACCCGCTCAACGGCGTGGTCGACGGGGTCCCGGGGCGCCCGTATCGCCGCATCCACCTCAACAACCTGATCTGGTCGTTCACCAACGGCGAGCTGGTCGAGGTCACGGCGAAGTGGGGCTGGGCGACGGTTCCGGCAGACGTCCATCAGGCGACTCTGCTGCTGGCGGCCAAGCACTTCCACCAGAGGAAGTCCCCCGTCGGCGACAAGGCCGGGTTCTCCGAGTCCGGTGGCGTCGTCAAGGTCGGTGCGTCGGCGCAGGCGTGCAAGCTCCTCAAGGAGTACGCGATCGGTAAGGCGATGGTCGCATGAGCCGACCGACTCTCTGGGAGCTGCGGAAAGCCGTCAAGACGACGATCGCCAACTACTGCACGGTCCCGCTGAATCAGTACGGCGTCGTCGAGGACATGGGGGAGACCCCGGCCGTCATCGTCGAGCCCCGGAGTGCCGACTACGAAGGCGCTTTCGGTGGCCGCAGCGACGTGTGGAGTTTCAACCTGTTCGTCGTCGTCGCCCGCACAGACGCCGATTCGAATTACGCCGAACTCGACGAGCTGATCTCCGGTTCCGGCGACGGCTCGATCGTCACTGCCCTGCGGGATCACTCGGATCTCGGAATCGACGGCGTGACAGCAACAGTCAAATCCATGACCGGATACGGCGGCTCTTTCCAGTGGTACGGCGAGCCCCATACCGGCGCAATTCTGCGCGTCGAAATCCTGGTCGACTAACAAAGAATAGAGGTGGGTGCAGTGGCTGCACTTGCTACTCAAAACCTTGTCAATGCGGGCACGGCACCTACCTTCGGTCCTGCGTCCGCTTCCGATACGGCTGCCGTCGGCAATGGCGGAAATACGTTCCTGGTCTACAAGAACACGAACGCCTCCTCCCGGACGGTCACGGTAGTCGTCAACGGGAATCTCGAATACGGGCTGCCCAAGCCTGATCCCACTTTCACCCTGGCTGCCACCAACGGCGAGGTCTGGATTCCCCTGCGTAAGGACTACGACAACGGCACCGGCCGCGCGGATATCACCGTGACCCCCGCCGTTGCCGATGTAACTGTCGCGGTCGTGCGGGTGTCCTGATGCCCCGCCGCTTCGAGGAGCCCAAGGACTGGGCAGATATCCGTAAGTCGCACCGAGAGCCGTATCTGACTACGCGCAAATACCGGGTGACGGGCGGACACGCAATTCAGGGGGCAGCCCCGGGTTCCGTCGTGGAGCTCGAGCTGACCCGTGACCAGGCGGACGCACTGATTCTCGCCGGTCACATCCAGGAGGTCCACGCACCAGTGCCTCCCGTAAACGAGGCAGCGGATGGGGCTGTCGAGAACAAGGGCAACAAGCCCCTTCCCAAGAAATGAGTTAGAAGATGGCAAAGTTCGTTCTTCGCAACTGCTTCATCGAAATCAATGGCGTGGACCTGAGTGACCACATCTCGTCGGTGGAGGTCTCGCTGAAGAAGCAGGCCGTGGACACCACCAACTTCTCCGGCGGCGGCAAGGAACAGATCGCCGGTCTGAAGGACGATGAGTTCACCGTCACGCTTCAGCAGGACTTCGCGGCGGCCGAGGTGGATGCGACCCTGTACCCGCTGTACGACCTGGAGACCGAATTCGAGGTCCGGGTCCGTCCGACTAGCGCTGCGGTCTCGGCGACCAATCCCGAGTACACCGGCACCTGCATTCTGCTCGAGTACCAGGCCCTGACAGGCAAGGTCGGCGACCTGAGCGAGATCAAGGTCAAGTTCCCGAGCCAGCGGTCCGGCATCGCGCGGGCTACCGCGTAACACATGCCTGAACTCGAATTCGAGGTCGCGGGCGTACAGGACTTTCGGAATGTCGCCCGCGTCCTCGGTCGAGAGAATCGCAGACTCCCGAAGGAGATCTACAACACGATCTTTCGGGAGTCGAAAGTCCTCGCCAAGGAAGCCGCCGCGAAGGTGCGGGCCATTCCTGTCGAGGGCACCAAGCACACCGGTCTTCGCAAAGAGATCGCCGAGGGTATCCAGATCGCCGGAGTCGTCGACAAAGACGGCGGGCGAGGTGTCCGGGTCATCACGACGATGGCCGAGGACGACGAGGTATACCTGCCCCGGGGATTCGACTCGCGAAAGGGTTGGCAGCACCCGACTTTCGGCAATCGAGAGAAGTGGGTCCGCCAGTACAACCCCGGCAACTACAGCTGGTTCATGGAGACGATGTCGGACGGGCAGCTGCCTATCGCGCTGAAGATCCACCAGCACATCCAAGACGCTATCGACGAGATCGACAAAGCCGGTAGCGCCGGATAACCACCCCCTAGACGGACCGGCAGAGGGAATGCGGGCCACTCTGCCGGTCCTTAAACCTGCCCGCACAATTCGAAGGAGCCCGCAAATGGCTTTTCTCAACAAGGAACAGATCAAGGCCGCCGACGACCGCGAAACCCGCGTGGTGGAGGTCCCCGAATGGAACGGCGAAGTCCTGGTCAAGACCCTGTCCGGCCGGGAGCGCAACAAGTTCCAGGGCTCGACGGTGAAGATGAACAAGTCGGGCCAGCCGGAGACCAACTGGGAGAACATGACCGCCCGGTTCGTATCTCTGGTGATGGTCGACGAGAACGGTAACCGCCTGTTCGGTTCCGAGGCCGACGTCATCGCGCTCGGTGAGAAGTCGGCTGCCGCCCTCGAGCGTGTGTACGACGCCGCCTGGGAGCTCAACGGTATGGGCGAGCAGCAGGTGGAGGACAAGGCCGAGGATTTCGGCGAAACCCCGAGCGAGAGTTCTACTTCCGACTAGCTCTTCGCTTGGGAATGACGGTGGAGGAGCTGCTCGATCGAATCAGTTCGCCGGAGCTGGCCGAATGGATGGCCTACCAGAAGCTCAACGGCCCGATCGACAGCACCTACTCCGATGACGCGCTCGCTCAGATCCATGAAGTCCTGCAATACCTGCTGAGACTGACGGGCGCGCAATACGAGGACAACCCCGCTCCGAATCCACGGCACTTCCCCCGGTCTTACGAATTCTACGACCCGATCGTCCGCGCCAAACTCAAAGCGGCGCATGACGAAGAGGAACAGATCATGTCTCGGGAAGAGGTCGACCGGATTCACTTCGGGGCCTGAACACCAAGTCCTCCTTCGGGGGGCACGCGGGCGTAGCTCAACTGGAAGAGCAGCGGTCTCCAAAGCCGCCGGTTGCAGGTTCGACTCCTGTCGCCCGCGCATTCAGCTGAACCCGAGGGGGATTCATGGCAACGACCTCACTCGGCTTCAACATCACCAGCAAGTACGACGGCAAGGGTCTGGCTGCGGCTCGGTCGGACCTGACGGCTTTCGCCACCCAGCTGAACAAGCTGGCGTCGAAGACCATTCGCATCAACGCCAACCTGAACGTCGACTCGGCCAAGGCAAAAGCCGACCTGGATGCCATCGCCGCGCGCCAGCTGAAGATCGACGCCGACCTCTATGTCCACGACGCCAAAGCGCGCGCCCAGGTGGCTGCGTGGGAGGCGAAGAAGGTCGAAGTCGAGATCGGTGTCCGGCTGGACGAAGCTCAGGCCAAGGCGAAGCTCCACACGATGGCCAACTCCATCAAGAAGATGGACCTGGACCTCAAGCTGGATACGGCTGTGGCCGAGGCGAAGATGGCCAAGCTGGCGTCGCAGACCCGGCTGATGACGATCCGCGCCGACGTCGACGCCCTGGCCGCTGAAGTCGAGCTCGAGCGGTTGAAGTCGGAATACAACGTCATCGACATGTACGCCGATCTCAACGTCGAGATGGCCGAGGCCAAACTGCGCAACGTCCAGCTGCGGAATCAGCGCGTCCAGCTGGGCATGGACCTCGACACCAAGATCGCCGATGCGAAGATCGCGCTGCTCGAGGCCAAGACCCGCAAGGTCGAGATGCGCGTCGACGCGGACACCAGTGTTGCCGCAGCACGGATTCAGGCTCTCCAGCGCAATCGCTTCGTCCGGCTGTTCGTCAATGTCGACCAGGCCAATGCCGTCGCGCACCTGGCCAAGATCACCCACTTCGCCCGATACGCCGCTCTGGGTGTCGCTGGCATCACCGCCGCCTTCTTCCTGATGGGCCAGGCCGTGGTGATGGTGGCCGCGCTGATCCAGACCGCGCTGATCGGTGGCTTGATCGCTGCCGGTATCGCCGCCGCCGTCATGGGCAAGAAGATGACCGACGAGCACACCAAGGCGACTCAGGCTGCTCAGCGTCAGGCTGCGTCGGCCGAGCGGGGACTCTCCTCGGCGTACCGCAATGCCGCATCCACCGCCCAGCAGGGCCTGCGCCAGATCGCCTCGGCGGAGAAGACCCTCGAGCAGGCACGCAAGGCATCGGTGACCACGGCCGCTCAGGGGCAGAAGTCTGTCCAGAAGGCGTACAAGGATCTCGAGTCGGCGACCAAGCAGGCAGCTCAGACCGCAGCGTCGGGGGCCCGGTCGGTCGTCACCGCCGAGAACCGCCACCGCGACGCCGTCACTCAGGCCATCCGTGTGCGGGCCAAGCTCAACGACGCCTACAAGGACAGCCAGCGCGAACTCGACAACCTGAAGATGCGCCTCCAGGGTGCGGCGGGTGACGAGAAGGGCGCTGTCATCGCGGTCCAGCGGGCCATGGAGGCGATGCACAACCTCGGCAAGGACGGGGAGCCGGTCACGCTGCTCGACCGCGAGGAAGCGCAGAACAACATCGACCAGGCCCTCCAGAACCTCGACGAGATCCGCCTGGGCAACCAGCAGCTCCGTGAGGATGTGGCCGAGGCCGACGCGAAGGGTGTCGAAGGCTCGGACAAGGTCGTGGCCGCCAAGGAAGCCATCCGCGACGCCGACCGAGAGGTTGCCGAGTCGGAACAGGCTGTCTCGCAGGCACGCCAGGACGCGGCTGATGCGAACGTCGCTGCCCTCGAGCGTGTGGCCGAGGCGCAGACCGGCATCGCCGAAGCGCAGCAGGCCGCCGCCGAAGCCAACGCCGCCGCCGCCGACCGGATCATCGAGGCCGAGCAGGGTGTGGCCGAAGCCAAGCAGCAGGCCGCCGAAGCCAATGCCCAAGCGGCAGAGCAGATCATCGCTGCGCAGGAAGCTGTCACGGCCGCGCAGACCGAGCTGAACGAGGCGTACAACAAGCAGAACGGCGCCCTCGCCCAGACCATGCGCTGGTTCCAGACGATCACTCAGCCGATGCAGGGTGCTCTCCGCGCGGCGATGGAACAGCTGAAGCAGAAGGCGATCGAGCTGACCCCGGCCCTCCAGGGCATGTTCGCTCAGGTCTCCCCGCTGGTGAAGCCGTTCGCCGAGGGCCTGAGTGGTCTGGCCGAGCGGGCTATCCCCGGCGTGACCGATTCGCTGCGCCAGTCGATGCCGATGATGAACGGCTTCCGCGACGGCATGGGAACCCTCGGCGCCAAGACCGGCGAGATGTTCCGGGGCTTCGGTCAGGGCTCGGAAGGGCTCGGGCAGACCTGGCGCGTCGTCGGTGGGCAGTTCGGTACGTTCCTGGCCAGCATCGGCGGGTTCGTGGGGAAGTTCTCCAGCGAGTCCGCGACCAGCCTGGACAAGACCCTCCAGGGCGTAAACAACCTCACCTCGGGGATGCTCAACGGCCTGGGCCCGGCGCTTCAGGCGATGGCCGGTGGCAACTCGATCTGGTTCAGCCTGTTCACCGCGATCGGTTCGTTCTTCGAGAAGATCGGCCCGAGCCTGGGTGCCTTCACGGAAGCCCTGGGCGGCGCGCTGGGTCCGACGATCGAGAAGCTGGGTGGGTCGCTCGGCATTCTGGTCGCGGCCGGACTCCAGGGCATGTCGGTCATGCTGCCGGTGGTCACTCCGCTGATTGTCGGTGCGGCCCAAGCGATCCTGTCGTTCGTCCAGTTCCTCGAAGGGCTGGGCCCGGTGCTGCCGATCGTCATGGGCGTCATCATGGGGATGCGGTTGCTCAGCCTGGCGACCACGGTCCTGGCTGGCTCGAAGATGGTCGTCACGGCCGCCACGGTCGCCTGGAAGATCGCCATGATCGCCGTCCGGGCTGTCATCTTCGTGGTGAGGGCTGCGGCGTTCGCTCTGCATCTGACCTACCTGCTGCTCACCTCGAGCGCGATGGCTCAGACCGTGGCGACGAAGGCTGTTGCGGCGGCAACGATTATCGGCGCCAACGCGATGAAGGTTCTCCGGATCGCGATGTTCGCTCTGTCGTCTCACCCGCTGGTGGCGCTGTTCGTGGCCCTCGGCGCGGTGATCATGATCCTGGTCGCGCGTGCGGGTGGACTCTCGGGTATCTGGGAGAAGATCAAGGCTGGCTGGAACGGTCTGGTCAACTTCTTTCAGCCGACGATCGACTTTTTCAAGACACTGATCGGCGGAATCATCCATTGGTTCCAACACCTTTGGGATGTTCTGCTCGGACATTCGATCATTCCCGACATCGTCAACGGAGCCAAGAAGTGGTTCGGGATGATCTGGGACATCGTCGGGATTATCGTCCGGATCGTCGGCGCGGTGATCGCGAAGTGGGTCGAGTTCTTCACCTTCATGGTCAAGATCTTCAAGCTCTACCTCGACGTCGTATTCGCTGTGTGGGGCTGGATCTGGGACAACATCCTGTCGAAGGTCGTCGCCGTCATCGGGTGGGTGCTCGGCAAGATCGGTGACTTCTTCCCGCTGATCGTCGCGGCGTTCAACCTCTACAAGGACATCGTCTTCGCTGTCTGGAGCTGGCTGTGGGACAACATCTTCTCGAAGGTGTTCGACGTCCTCGGCTGGATCAAGAACAAGTGGGATGAATGGTGGCCGGTCTTCAAGCTGTCCTTCGAGATCCTGCGCGACACCGTCATGGATATCTGGAATTGGCTGTGGGACAACGTTCTTACCAAGATCGGGGACGCTCTCGGCTGGGTCAAGGACCGATTCGATCTCTGGTGGGAAGCCTTCAAGTTCGGTTTCGAGCTCCTGCGTGACACGCTCATGGGGATCTGGAATTGGCTGTGGGACAACATCCTCACCAAGATCGGTGACGCGATCGGCAAGGCCCAGGAGAAGTTCACCGCTTTCAAGGACAAGTTCGGCGAAATCCTCGAGAACCTGCGGTCGAAAGCCGAAGAGGTCTGGAACAAGATCAAGGAGACTTTCGCCCGGCCGATCAACGTGATCATCGGATTCATCAACGACAAGATCCTCGACAACATCGGCATGGGCGACAAGAAGATCCCCAAGATCGAGGGCTACGCCGACGGTGGCACCATCCCCGGTGCAGGCCACGGCAGGGCAGACGATCGGCTGGCTCGAGTCTCTTCGGGCGAGTACATCGTCAATGCCCGCGCTGCCGAAGTGAATCGTCCTCTGCTGGACCAGATCAACTACCGGGGCTTCATTCCGAAGTTCGCCGACGGTGGTCCGGTCGAATGGATGTCCAACTGGGTCCGTGGCGTGGAGCCGTCGATGACAATGACCTCGGGTCTGCGTTTCACCGACAACGGCTACCACTCCAGGGGCATGGCTGCGGACTTCTCCAACGGCACCGCGACCACGCCGGAAATGCAGAACCTCGCCAAGCGGATCAATGAAACCTGGGGCGCCCAAACGCTCGAGCTGATCCACACCGGCCCCTACAACATCAAGGACGGCGCGAACGTCGGCGATGGTATGGGGGTCTACGGCGCGGCGACAATGGCCGGTCACGACAACCACGTCCACTGGGCAGTTCCTGGGCCGCTGGACGATTCGCAGTCCGGGCCGAGTCTGCTGGGCAAGGTCGGCAACTTCCTCGGCGGTGTGTTCAACAAGGGCCGCGAGCTGATGTCGGCGCTGTTCCAGCGGCTGAGTCAGCCTGTCCTGGATGGAATTCCCGATCCCTTCACACCCGGTATGGGCGACAAGATGGGGCGGGCTCCCAAGGGGCTGGCAACGATGGTCCGCGACCGCATGGCCGAAATGATCCGAGGCAAAGAGAACACCGGCGGAATGCTCGGCGGTGATATCGGAGGACTCGTCCCTGACGGCGAGCGGCTGAAGATCATCGAAGAGGCCATGCGCATCACCGGCACTCCTCCTCCTGATGGCGCGGAGGACTGGGTCAGGGGCATGAACACCCTGATCACGCGTGAGTCCGGCTGGAACGCAGGGATTATCAACAACTGGGACAGCAACGCCGCTGCGGGAATGCCGTCGCAGGGTCTGGCCCAGGTGATCCCGCCGACGTTCAACGCGCACAAGGTCCCGGGGCACGACAACATCCTCGATCCGGTGTCGAACGTGGCGGCGAGTATCAACTACATCAAGTCGCAGTACGGCTCGATCAAGAATGTCCAGCAGGCCAACGCCAACATGCCTCCCAAGGGCTACAAGGACGGCACGGAGAACGCCACTCCAGGCTGGGCGATGGTCGGCGAAGAGGGTCCGGAAATGGTCAAGTTCCGGGGCGGCGAGGAAGTTGTGCCGCTCCAGGATTTCACCTCGAAGCTCTCTTCGGCAGCGGAATCCACGGGTCTGCGGACCAAGGCGGAGACGGCTCTGACAGATGCGGGCAAGTCGATGTTCGACACCTTCTTCCAAGACCTGACCGGCGGCGGCTACGAAAGTGGCTTCCTCGGTCAGCTGGTGAAGCAAGGCATCGACTACGGCGGCAAGGTCGCGTCCCAGAGCGTCACCAACAACTGGAACGTGGTCGACGTCGACGAGGCAATGCGCAAATACAAGCAGCAGCAAAAGGAACAGGCGATCGGCTACGATTACTGATTCCTACGACAAGCGGGAGCTTTCGACTTCGGTTGAGGGCTCCCGCTTTTGCGTTTGGAGGTCTTTGTGGAACTCGAGCTTCCCGAAGAGATGGAGATCATCTACGAAGGCTGGAACGGCAGAACGTTTCACTGGTCCGGTGGTGAACTCGCTGGCAAAGAAGGCGTGAGCCTGGCGCTGCCGGAAGCTGGCGTCGATTTCGAGGATATGTACGAATCGCCTTTCGAGACGATCTACAACTCCACGGCATTCGAGGTCGGCGGAAGGTACGGCGGCGTCCGCGAGAACATGATGGAGTTCACCCTCGCGTTCCATATCCGGCCGACCGTGAACACACCCTGGCGGATCATCGAGTCCCGATTCCGCAAGGCCCTGCATCACAAGAACACCGGCGGCAAGATCCGGGTGAAGATCGTCGGCGAATCCGAGCGCTGGCTCAACGTTCGACTCCGCTCCCAGCCGAAGCTGAAGCTGAAGCGTGATCCGATCGTGGGGCGGTACGGCCTGCTGATCGTGACCTTCGTTGCCAACTTCCCCCGCTGGGTCGAAGACGATTACACCGCCGAGTACGTCACCACCACGGACACAACCGCTGGTGGCGACGAGCTGGCGATGCTGTGGATCTCGAATCCGACGAACAACGAAGCCTGGCCGAAGTGGGTCTGCCAAGCCGGTAACGCCGACATCGTCTGGACCCTGCCGGACTTCTCCTGGGGCGATGACCGCTTCGAGATGGCCGAGGCCCACGACGACCGGATGCTCGACCTGCCCGAGCTGATCCTGGGCGAGCACGTGGTTGTCGACACCGACGAGATGACGATGGCAGGACAGGTTGTCTCCAGCCTCGACACCCAGGTCTACCTGCGCATGGATGGCCGCGAGTTCTTATATCCGCTTCCCGCTTACCTCGATCCCGTGCAGGTGCCCATCTCGGTGACCGGCGCGCAGATCGGCAATCTGATCCAGGTTCGCATTCCCCGGACTTGGTCGCGCCCGTGGGGGCTGGAGGGGGGTGACTGATGTCTGTCACCGCTATCGACCCGGACCAGGTATTCGACGAGATCATCAACCGCGAGTTCGGTCGGCGCGAAAGGCGTGTGGGCCAGCCCGCTGTGAAGTTGATGGACGGCAACATGGTCCTGCGGGGCCGCGCCACCCAGATCATCCGCGCCGACTTCAAAGAGATCGAGTGGGACGTCGGTATCGGCACGCTGGAGATGCCGGAGGAGTACTACCTCTCGAAATGGGTTGCCGCCCACGATGAGCGCACCACCCAGAACATCCACGTCGCTGTCGAAAAGGACGGCATCAGGTGGACCGGGCGCATGGAGCGCTACGAGATCGAGACCAACAAGGACGGCCTGACAATCGTCCGGTGCATCTTCAAGCACGATTTCGCCGAGCTCCAGAACATCCTCTGCTGGGCCAATCCGTTTTTGCCCGCCGAGGTGCAATTTCCGAAGGTGTTTCTACTTTTCGGGAGCGCGAAATTCTGCCTCAAGGCCGCCCTTTTTTGTAACATCCTTCGCCTCGAGAACAACCTCTGGAGTCTGCCCGACAACCCCCTCGATCCCGACGAGTGGAACGACTACCTGAACCCGTTGGATCAAAGTCAGTGGACCATCGCGGTGCATCCGGATTTGGCCGATGATGCTAGTCCGCTAGCGCTGTTCTACAGCCGGTTCAAGGACTTCGTCTCGGCCTCCAAGGACATCGGCCAGGACGCTCAGCTGACCCCGGTCCTGCGGCGCTGGTTCGAAGGTGACGATCCGCCGTGGCCGGGCGCCAACTTACGTCATGGCTGCCTGGTCGTGGATTTCGAAGACAACTCGGGCTGGACGACCGGAACTGCCTTCGAGGGAAGCCTTTTCACGGGTCTGATTCACGCGCTGGTCAACATCGGCAGTGACGGCATGACCGAGGGCATCGACATCATGGATGACCCGATCACGTACCCGCCGGAGTACTTCCAGTCGGGTTACAAGGGTTCGTTCCCGTCGGCTCCGTCGCTGATCTTCCGTGCGGCCGAGGGTTCGGCGATCCAGTCCAGCAATTTCACTAACCGCGCCGCTGGAGCACTTCAGCACGTCACCGGTGGACATTCGATGCCGGGGGTCGTCGGTGCCCTGCTCTGAATAAGGGTGGGGCACCGGCGATCTCGCCATTTCAACGAAATGATCTCGGCCGCAATCCAAATGGCCGGTGACCTGATCGCAGCAATGATCGGCGTTCCCCCCGTTGGCGGTGCTGCGGACGCAATTCTGAAACCCCTTTATACAGACGTCTTTTTAGCATTTATGCACTGGAAAGACTTGGGGCGCAAGGCAACTCTCGGCGACTTCTGCTACCAGGAGCGCTGGGCCGAAGGTAGCGACAGGGCCTATACGTTATCCGCCATTGTCGCACTCAGGACGTCTATCTGGGCGACCAGGCAGACTTTCACGCATCGACTGGAAGTGGCAGACGGTGCGCCGTGGCTGGTGGGTCAGCGCGGGCGCGGCCATTTCTACCTCGGCCACCGCGTCGGCTCCGTCCCCAAGGGCACGCCCAAGGGGAAGATCTACGTCGACCGCGTCACCGAAATCGGCCTCACCTGGGACCGGCAGACAACGCCTACGTGGCAGGTAATTATCGGCGAGCGCGTCATGGAAGATCCAATCCTCAAGGCGCTCAAGAAGGTCAAGGAAATCGCGGGTATCGCCCGTGACCTCGGCGTGCTCTGACGAAGGAGGCCCGCAATGCCCAAGAAGAACTTCGCCCGGCAAGAGGATTGTGATCCGGCGAATCCGGACGAGCATTTCCTGTGGGCGCTGATGACGATTCCATACGGCCCGAAGCAGACTCAGCCGATTCAGCAGAACATCGCGCGCACCATGAGTCGGCATCTGCACGAGCTCGGGTTTCGTCATCACCCCAAACTCCAGACCAAGACGCTCCAGATGCCCCTGCGGGGTGACAAGACCAACCTCAACGGCTCGGCCATCTGGGTGCCCATCGGTACCGAGGTGCCGGAGCCGATCGAGGATTCGCTGCCCAACGTCGATTCGATGACCCCGCAGGAGCGCGAACACCTGGACAGGGAGCTCGACAAGTACCGCAAGATCCAGTCGAACCCTGTGCCGGAGCACGCCCGCGCGAGGGAGACCAGCTGGAAAGAGGTCCGCTCGAGGCACGTGAAGAAGGCGAGCGAGGTGATCAATGGGACTGACACCGGGACAGGACCAGCCGAGTAATTCCTACGGCACCAACAACTTCAACACCGCCGACAACTGGACCGAAGCCAGTATCCGTAGTTTCGGCAAGGCCGACGTACTCGACTCCTACGAGGGTGGCGAGACCGAGCTGGACATCCAGATCAAGCAGCCTATCCAGGACTTGATTGATGACGTCGACCTGCTCAACGGTGTTTCCGCTTACGGCGCCGCCTACATGAGCGCGAATATCTGGAACATCAACAACGAGCCGATCCTGCCCTACTCCACGCAGATCGGCCCGAACAAGCTGGTGGATATCGCTCCCGACAGCCCGGGGTCACTGACCTACGGAGAGCTTCGTGGCTACGACCCGGGTCTGTGGCAGGTGCATTTCGCGACCCGCGCCGAGGGGACTCCGTACTCCGGGGACGACTGGGCCGGGGTCAACATGTACATCGACATCTACGACAGCCCGAGCCACATCCTCTTCTCGTACAACCCGAAAACGGTACAGAGTCCGGGCACTTCCGAGGCCACGCTCTGCAATACGTACTCCTTCGTGGTGCCGGAGGTCGTGGACCACTTCGACGTGTGGATGACCTGCTTCTCCCACAAGTGGAGGAAATTCACCGGCGGGGCGGCCTGGTCGATTCTCGCGCTGCGGCGCATTTCCATCGACGTAGATCACGACGACGACCCCGACGACACCGTCCCAGATGGGAATGATCCGCCGTGACACCTATCGAGGAATGCCGCGCGCTGCCGGAGAACGACTGGCTGGGGGAGCAGGAGGGGCGTGAGTATCCGCGTGACCGTGGTGGCAGCTTCGCCAGGTACGTCCACGGCGACATCTACTTTCATCCCGAGTACGGCACGCAGACCATCGGCGACCCGTTTCGTCTGGTCTGGGCACAGCACGGGTACGAAAAGGGCTGGCTCGGATACCCGCTCACCGGCCACAACTTCTACAGCAACTCCGGCCGCCGACTGCAAGAGTTCGAACACGGCTGGCTTACCCAGATCAGTGAGGGCGCACCGGTTTACGCGACCTGGATCGACCCTGAGCTGTACGGCTGGCCTACGGAGACGGCGGTGGGGCTGACGGGTGGCCACATCATCCAGCGGACCACCGAGGGCAAGATGCTCCGTTCGCCGGACGGCACCGTCACCCGATACGAGCTCGACGAGCTGACCCCGCCGGAGATCGCCTACCGAGAGCGGCCGAAGCACTTCCCGACCTACGCCCAGCGCGAGGAGCAGTGGCTACATCCGGCGCTTCCCGAGGGGTGGGAGCCGGAGCCGGAATTCCCGGACGGCCTCGACTACGACCCGGACGAGATTCCGGAATACGACTGAAAACGAAAGGCCCGCAATGGCAAAGAAGGTAGCGCGCAGCGCACGAATCGAGATCCGAGAGTCCACCGAACACGAGTGGGTCGACATCTCCGACCACGTCACCGGATGGGATTGGATTGTCCGCGCGGGGGCTCTGTACGTCCTCAAGCTGCATCTGACATACGACCCGGCCGAGCACGACCTGAACAACAAGAAGGTCACCATCTCCAGCGTCCGGATTTCCGACTACCTCCAGGCGTACCAGTTCGATGCGTCCGATCACCTGACCCTAGACCTGTACTGCGACGCAGACCGTCTCCGCATCAACGGCACAGCGCCTTGGGAGGAGCCGAGGTGAACGAATGTGAATGCCCGCATCCGGACCTCTGCACTCACCCGAGTCACGACCTGCTCCGCTTCCGGAACGACAAGGTCACCCTGGAGCGAGTGCTGGATTCCATCGAGTCGGACTACGAGAAGCTCCGGCAGATCGAGAAGATCGTGGAGGCCATGCCATGACCCGCACCACAGTAGATTTCGCTGCCAAGCTGATATCGCCGCAAGCCATCAAGGACGCCGGGCACGAGGGCGTGATGGTCTACGTCTCGCCGAGTCGGCCCGGGTCGAACTTCGCGGCCAAGCCGATCCAGCGGGCGTTCACTAATGAGTGCCGTTCAATCGGATTGAACATCGTCTCGATCTGGCAGTTCGGCAAGCCCGGCAACGCCCAGGCCCCGAGCGACTGGACCACCGGTTTCGAGGGCGGCCAGCGGATGGCGACCGAAGCTCAGGCCCGGCACCTCCAGGCAGGCGGACCCGATCACGCACCGATCTTCTTCGCCGTCGACGAGGACTTGAGCATCGACAACTGGAACCGGACGGCCGTCGAGTTCTTCCGGGGCGTCAACAGCGTCCTGGGCGTGCAGCGGACCGGCGTCTACGGATCGTCGAAGGTGTGCTCCTGGGCGGTGGAGGACGGCGTCATCGGACGTAGCCGTACCCACGGGCGCTTCTGGGCGTGGCAGACGCGGGCGTGGTCCGGAGGGGAGCTCTCGCCCGAGGCCGTCCTGTTCCAGCGCGTCATCGACACACCCTCCAACCCCGGCCCCTTGATCGACGGCGCCTCCGTGGACGTCAACGACATCTGGGCCGACGACTACGGACAGTGGAGCGACAAGGCTCCGGAAGGCCCTTCCATGGCACAGAAACCCGACTTCCAAGAGATCGACCGCTTCGGCAATTCCCGCTCCAACCGCTTCAACGCACGCGTCACCAACTGGCTGATCCACACCCAGGAGGGCAACGGCACTGCGGAGTCGCTGGCGGGCTACCTCAACAACCAGGCCAACGGCGTCTCCTACCACTACACGGTCCGCGACGGCGTGGTTGTGAATGTGGTCGACACCGACTACGCCAGCTGGTCCGTCCTGGACGCCAACAGCTACACGATCAACCTCTGTTTCGCGGGCAGCTACGCCAGCTGGACTCGGGAGCAGTGGCTCGAGCGTGAACACGACATCCGGATCGCGGCGTGGCTGGCGGTGCAGGACGCGAAGAAGTACGGCTTCTCCGTCGAGGTCATCGCGCCCCCGTACCACCAGGCGCCGGGCATCTCCGATCACCGCTACGTCACCGAGGAGCTGGGGATCGGCACGCACACCGACGTCGGCCGCAACTTCCCGTGGGATGTGCTGGCGCGGTTCGTCGCGGAGTACACCGAGGCCGGTCCGATCCGGGTTCCGAACGCGATCAACGACTGCGAGGCCGCCAACGCCTGGCTGGGGGAGCGGTTCACCAAGGAGGAGCTGCGCACGCCCGACGGCAAGGGCCGCTTCGTCCAGTACGACAACGGCTTCATCTACTGGTCTCCGGACTCGGGCGCGCACCCCATCCCGAAGGATCTGTTCCCGAAGTTCGGTGATCTCGGCTGGGAGGTCGGTCCGCTGGGTTACCCGACGACCGATCCGACGAAGCTCACCGATGGTTGGGTCCAGGGCTTCCAGGGCGGCGCGCTCTACAAGAAGCTCGACCAGCCCGCCCGGTGGGTGCACGGCGAGATCCGCAACCGCTGGAACCGGACCGGCTTCGAGAACGGCCCGCTGGGTTGGCCCACCTCCGACGAGTTCCCCTTCGGCGACGGTGCCGCGCAGGACTTCGAGAAGGGCCGCATCTACTGGGCCCCGAAGCCGACTGTCGTGGTCCTGGCCGACGGCTCGGGGCTCAAGGACGCGGCATGAACTTCTCGGCCGAAACCCTGGCCCTGATGAACACCTGGCTCGCAAATCACAAGAAGGACAACGAAAATGAAGCATCTCCGTAATCTCGGCGCCTACAACAAGGCTCTGGCGGCCGGTGTCGGCTCGCTGGCAACCGTGCTCTCGGCCAACGAGGTATTTCTGCCGGGCGGCTGGGTGACCACTGCTCTCGGCGTCGCCACCGTCATCGCGACCTTCCTGGTGACCAACCAGGACCGGGTCGACGCTTTCGGTGACGATCTGGCCGACGCGCTGGAGAAGTAGACCATGGCCTGGCCCGAGCTGATCATGACGGCGCTCGGCTCGGGCGTGGCGGTCCAGGGCATGAACTGGTTGGCCAACCGAGGCAAGAACAAGGCCGATGCCAGTGCGACACAGGTGGATTCGATGCTCAAGCAGCTCGAACGACTCCAGAAAGAGCACGACGACCTCAAGGACGAACTGAAAGCGTTCCGCAAGGCCCTCTACCCTCACCAGAGGTGGGACTTGCTGGCCTGGAAGCGAATCCTCGAGGTCGATCCCGAGTTCCCTCCGCCCCCCGATCTCTACATCTGAAGACCCCCCTGCTCGATGGCTCCGGCTGTCGGGTGGGGGTCTTTTTTGTGCCTTGACCGTTTAAACGCTGTCCCGTACTGTGGCTCCTGTCACCGTTTAAACGCTACCGACGAAGGCAGGGCCGATGACCGCGTTCGCCCCCCGGGTTTCCGCAGTACTCAGGTCCGCTGGCCTGCCCGTCATCCGCTACGGCACGCACCCCGGCAACTGGCTGGGCATCCGCGTCGGCAACGAAGGCAATGTCGGGGGCCGGGCTCAATGTTCCGTGCACTTCCACATGGACGGCGAGCTGGAGTGGTCGGACCAGGCGATGGCTGTCCTGCTGGCGAAGGGGTTTCAGGTCGAGCGACTGCCGGGGATGTCCATGCTCACCGTCCGCGCCAGCAGCCCCGGTCAGCAGGAGGACATCGCCGGGGTGGTCGCCGCCAGTGGTCTCGACATGGTCCAGCCGACCCGCAGCGAGTGGTTGGTCAATCTCCCTGGTCGACGCGGCGCCTACTCGATCCGACAGGCCGGGCAGGGTGACAGGGCCCGCTTCTCCGTCCAGGGCCATCCGGCGCGAGCCCTCGGCAAGAATCTACGGACCATGCGCTCGGCCATCGACATCATCGAAAACGACATCAAGGAGCAATCATGATCGCTGTCATCCTGCGCCCGCACAGCAACACCAACCCGTCGGAGAAGTTCCGCGTCGTCGATTCGGAGGTGTGGATCAAAAAGCAGGCTGCCACCCCCATTCTCGGCGAGTGCGACACCTTCTTCGACGCCATCACCCTGCGCGATCAGCTCAACGCAGCGGAGGCGTAAATGGCCCAGCAACTGACTGACGACGAGAAGAACATCCACCCCGACTCGGACCTGGTCGAAGGGCGCTGCATCACCTGTGGCGACTACTCCGGCATCGACGAGTTCTGCCCCGACTGCGAGGAATGACATGACCGCACCGATCGCCCGCTACCGACAGTTCCATGAGATCGCCGCGTCCCAGCCCGACAACCCACTGTCCCCGGTCCTCCAGGAGGCTCTGCGCACGCTCGACATCATCCAAAACGGCCGCGCGACAGGCGAAGAGGAGGATTGGAGCGGCGATGCGATGCGCAGGATGATCGACTGGGCCGTCGGGGGAATGGCCGACTTCGCCGACGAGAAGGTGGCACGGAAGTGATCAGGATGCATAGCGAGGCTCTGGACGCGGTCGTCCGCGAGAAGCTGGGCGCCACGTGGACCCGGCTCACTCCCCGGGGAATCGTCATCTCCGAACTCCACGATCTGGCCGGGATGATCGAGGCGGTGTCGGAACTGGCCGCGCAGTGGTGCTTCGACGAATACGGCGGCGTCCAGGCCGAGGAGCTCCAGGACGCCATCACGAAGGTATCGGCGGATATTCAGCTGCTGGACAGTGCCGCCGGTGTATCGGTACGGCTGCCCGAGCTGAAGGCGGTGGCGGGATGAGTGCCATGCTGATCCGCCCCGACGGCACCCGCGAGATCGTCCAGATCCCCAAGGGCACTCTCGGCCAGGAGCTCCTGGGCTGCCGCATGACCGAGATCGTCCCTGTCGGCGCCTCTCTCGAAATGTGGTGCGACGAGGAGGGGTTGATGACGGCGGACCCCCAGCTCAACATCGTCGCGACCATGATGCGCTGGGAACTCTCCGGCGGCCCCGAGAACAAGCTGGACCCCAACGACTTCACCGTGGTCGGCAACGCTCTGTTTGTGGACACGGTCATCGACGGGGACGGCCACATGGTCCACCGGCAGACGATGGAAGGCTCGGTGCTGCTGGACCGGCTGAACCGCGCTGCCGACCGTGGCCTCCGCGTCAAGGAGAGGATGGGCCGATGAGCTATCTGGAGATGACCACCGAGGACGGCCTGCACATCCAGATCCCGGGGACAACCGCCGACGGCAGGGTTGCCATGGACGTGCACTTCGACGACGGCTCCATCGGGGAGATCCTGCTGACGAACGAGGAGGTGCTTCGACTCCAGAAGGGACTGTCGGAGGCACGAGCAGGGGCCAAGCGTCATGGCAACTAGGACGACGCGGCTGCTGAAGCTGGAGTGCGCCTGCCCGAGAATCATCCGCGCCAGCCAGTTGGTGAGCGAGACCGGCGCCATTGTCTGCGAGGTGTGCGGGCAGAGGTTCGAACTGTCGGAGGCCGAGGAAGAGGTACGGGATGCCTGAGAAGAGCGTGCGAGCCAGCAAGACCCAGGAGGCACTGACGGTCTGGCTCGCGCTGGAAGATGCCCCCGTCTTCGATCTCCCGTATACCTCGCCGCAGCAGCAACTCGTCCCCTCCGGGGTTACCGTCTTGTACGAACGCTCCGGCGGCGAGGTCGGGTGGGGCCTGCGGAAATTCGATGTGATAGGCAACCGGGTCAACAAGAACGGGTCGCCCAGCCGGGTGGAGTCGTACTACCCCTTCACCGACATCGACCTGGCGCCCGGCTGGCTACAGGAATTGATCGAGGAGAACCGGCCACCGGTGGGATAGAGTCCTTCTCGGCAAGATAAACCGAAGTCGAGCCACGGATACCCATCCATAGAAAAGCCCCCGGACCCTCTCGCCAAGGAGGTCACTCCGGGGGCTTTCCTGTTCCCGGGCCTCTCAACCGGGAAGCATCTCAGGCGCTATCTGCGCGAATTTCAGTCCGTGCCTGCGCATGTGGGACTTCAGCAACTCCAGGGACTGCTTCCGGGGGCATTCACCGACCCGGCAAAGACCGTGCAGCGTCTGGTACGTCAGCGACCGCAGCACCTCTTCCCATTCGTAGGTGGTGCCGACCTCGGGGGCTGCGTGGCTCACTTGTAGAGCGGGGACGGGGCTTGCCATTCCACGGCCTTCCTTTCACTGTCCGGGGGTGGAATCGGGAAGTCCCATCCCTTGTCGCGGCAGATCTCCAGTAGCTGCCAGCGGCGCAGACACGAGCTGCGGCAGTTACCAGGCCCGGCCTCGCAGTTTCGATGCGACCACAGCCAAGTCCGGACCTGCTCTGGCCACTCGGCGAGGTAGTGCATCGACTCGGGCAGCGCATCGTGCTCCAGAACGGAGGGGTTGTACGCGCGGGGGGTGCGGTCCTTCATGACAGATCCTTGAGGTGGAGACCCGTCGCGCCGGAGAGCGCATCATCCGGCACGACGGGGGTTTCGGGGGCGCCGGGGAGCAGTAGGCACAGCGCGATCACGGCCAGGCTCGGCGACAGGGGTACCAGCAGTGAGACAGTCCACATCGCTCTCCCTTTCGATGAGGCAGACTAGTAAGTCCGGTCACCAGACCATCCCACCCGGCCTAGAATTTTGTCCAGAGGGACACGCCAGAGGAGATGGACAACCCATGCCGACCGTTGGACAGATCATTGCCTCGCGCCGCAAGCAACTCGGATTGAGTCAACCGGAGCTCGCCAAGCTGGTCGGCATATCAGAACGCCAGGTCAGCCGCTACGAGACCGACGATCAGAAGCTCAGCTTCGAAGGCGCGATAGCCATGTCCGACGCCTTGCAGATCAGCCTCGGAGAGCTCGCTGGACAGCTGGCAATGGGGGTTGACCTCGGAGGGCCCTGGCACGCGTGCTGGCAGACAACTCGCGAGGGTCTGGAGCAGATCAACCGCCATCAGGTCTCGGTGACGCACACAACGGATTTCGTGACGCTGCGCGCTGGTGGCGACTACTCGTGGGCTGCGGAATTCCGGGTGGTAGACGACACGATGGGCGGCAGGTACTCAGCCCTCGAGCGCAACGAAAGGTCCTTGGGGCAGATGTTCTTCCACATACACCCCAACGGCGACGCCGCGATCGGGCGCTGGACAGGCCGCTGGGTGGACGGGATCGTCGGTGACGGTTGGGGAACTCTTGCCCGCACAGCTAGTCGGGCGGATAGACTCATGGGACTGGTACGCGATCTGCCCTATCTGACTGCCTGGCCCCTGGAGGACTCGTGAGGATCTACGCACCGTTCGATCGCGAAGAGACTTGGCACAGGACTAGTGCTGACGGCGTCGATGTCACCTGGAAGATAGCCGGTGGGGAAGCTCGGGTGATGTTCGTCCAGCCCGGCGATCACTGCTTCCCCGCCGACGCCTACCCCACCCTGACCGAGGCGAGGGAGCGCTTACCCGAGTTCGGTCACCACTGGGATCTGATTCACCAGGAGCTCGTCGACAATCTCGGCTCCCCGTCGTCGGCGACACGCCAGCACGCGGAGTTCTTCAGCCTGCCGCACTGACCCCCCACGAGAGAAGCCCCCACCTGGAGTCGCATCCGGGTCGGGGGCTTCTGTGCTCTGCTAGGGCCTTAGGTCACCTACCGTTGAGTACATCCTAAATTGAAGGACAAGAGTTCCGGTTTAGTCGAGCATCCCTTCGATCAGGCGGAGCTGCATGTCGGCGGCCTGATCGGTGAGCTCGGTGAGGGCTTCGTGGACGTCGGGAGGTAGTTCCACGGGTCGGGTGAGGCGTCGCAGCAGCTCGATCTGGGTGAGCATGGCCTTGACTTCGCTGGGGAGTCCCTGGCCGGGCTTCGGTGTACTGGGTGGCTCAAAGCCCTGTGCCAGGCGTTCCACAGTCCCTTCGGGCCACTTGAGCCCCTTGTCGAGTTTGCGCAGCGTGCCGGTCTGGGTCTTCTCGCTCAGGCGCCCGGCCTCGATGTTGATGATCGTGGGCTCACTAGCCTCCCCACGCTCCGCGACCTCTTTCTGGGTTAGCCCGAGCTCATCCCGACGAGCGCGCACATGACGTGCGACATGGTCTGCGTACGGGTGCGAGTTCATACACAGATCATGCCGTGTATAACTTTTTGAGGCAAGAGGCGATGCCCATGTCCGCCGGATGTCCCCTCTGACCTGGGAGTTTGCGACTTCTTAGCTGCGACTAAAAAGTTCCTAAAAAATACATGCCCGCTAGGTCTTGGCAACTAAAGACTGCTTGTGATGTAGTTCATATATGCAACGACCGATTCGCACCAATGGCACACAGATTCCTGTACCGATTGAGTGGGTACGGAAGCACATGAATCTCACCCAGAAGGAGCTATACGACCTGCTCCAACAGATGGGGGTCGAGTGTTCGCTATCGACGTTGTCCCACGTAGAGACCGGCAAGAGAGACTTCTCCGCTGAGATGGCCCGCAACGTCGGCACCGCGATCTCCAGGATCATCGCCCAGCGGGAGCAGTCGTGATCACCCCCGAAGTAGTAGCCGACAAGGCTCGCAAGCTGGGTCCGATGCCAGCCCATATCGAGCACCTTCTGCTCTCTCGCTTCTCAGAAGCTATCTGCCAGCAATTCGAAGCTGGAGAATCCGTCAATACCCCTGCCGCATAAGCGGTTTCGCCTCCACGGCTGGTCCGTCGAGCCACCCTGTACCCGTCTTTGCCTCCAGCGGCTATGCAGCGGTGATCGCGCCTGGGTTCGAGTCCCGGGGGAGGCCCTAAATCCAACGGCTACGGCTGGTTGGCGTGCGCAAGCACGGGTTCGGCAGCACCTTGGCAGCTGCACGGTTCGACCCACACCTACAAACGCGAGCTCCGGTTCGTGGAAGTGGGTCACCTTAACGTGCATGTATGCGAATACGTGCATGAGATGTGGGCGTATACGGGAGGCCCGACAGTCCCGGTAAGACCAACGGCCACCTACACCTTCGTGACGCGAAGAGGTAAGGCCCACATCCCCTGGACCGGTAGCTCAACGGAAGAGCACTGCCGCGCGGATCAACAGGTACAGAAGACGCAGGTTCGAATCCTGCCCGGTCCCCCAATCCGATTCCACCCCAACATCTTTCAAGGAGGCATCATGCCCAGACTCACCAGCCAACAGGTCGCCGACGTTCTGATGCGGCACAGCCGGTACTTCTCCCACTCCGGCTACGGCCAGGACCCCAATGTCAGCGCCCAGCTCGTCGAGGTTCTGCCGTGACGGCGTCGGTGGAGGACTTCGAGATGACCCGCCACGCCCTCGAGCGAGTTCAGGACATGCTGGTCACCCCGGAGGAGATCCGGCAGGCGATGCTGAACCCCATCAAGATCAAGCCTCACTACAGCCAGAAGCACGGCCTCGGTGAGTACTACTTCAGCGGGCGGATAGCACTGGTAGTCGTCACCGACGCCGAGACCCGTAAGCGCCGCGTCATCACCGTCGTCTGGCGGCGAGACCGGATGTGGGCCAAGGACTTCCGGCAGTTCGGACCGTACGGCGACAGGGCCCCCCGATGAACGAGGTCCGAGAGCTGCTCGAAAGCCTGCTGACGCATGAAGGCTGGATGACCCACGGTAAATGCCGGGGAGCCAATCCGGACCGTTACCTCTCCGACAAGCTCCCGCCGTTCCCCCCGGCCGCTCGCGAAGCCCGGCTGGAGGAGCTGTGCGGCGGCTGTCCGGTGAGGCGGCAATGCGCCGGATACGCCCTCCGCGTCGAACTGACCCAGGTCATCGTCTGCGGAATCCCCCTCACCGCACACCCCGACAAGGCCCAAAAGGATGCACTCAGGGCCATCAAGGACGGAAAGAAGCCTTGAGTACAGACCCCGAAATCCACACCGAATCGGTCGAGCATCTGGACTTCGAAGTGACGTGCTGCGGATGCGATAAGCCCGCCTCGGCATTGCTGTGCTGGCACGGCCACAACCCCGAATTCATCTGCCCGACCCATCACCGAATGGTCCGCGACAAGGGCGAAGGGGTTCTGGAACAGCTCGGCTCCATCTCCTGCGCGTGGTGCGGAAAGACCTTCCCGACTGTCGACGGATTCACAGAACCGAGGTACCTGAAATGAACTTCAACCCCTACGAGCAGGTCGAATCACCGGCCGACGCTCGAGTATTCGCCAAGACGGTCCGGAGTCACTGGGTCGCTCTGGTCCAGGAGGGGTTCACCGAGGACGAGGCGTTCCGCATCATTCGGGACCTGTTCGCCGCTAACCGAGGGGGTGAGTGAGGTGCTAGTGGCCTCCGGTTTCGTTGTCGGCGTCGGTCTCTGCTTCATCGCTGTAGCCATATTCGGGTGGAAAGAGTCGCGAGCCGAGAAGAAGAAGCCCGACAACTTCGGTCGCCCTATCGCCGTCAAGCTCGACGCAAACCCGCATGACCGCCGCGCCGACGAACTCCGCCGAAAAGGTCTCGAGGCCGAGAACAAGGAACTCGAGGAAGAGGCCAGGCGGACCGCCTTGGAAAAGCTGGCGGAAGTGCCCGCATTCAAAAGCACTCGCTATTGCCCGAAGTGCGACAGTGAGGATCTGAATCGCCGCCATGACAAAGACTTCCGGCTCGGCTACTTCAAGCGCGTCGAGGACCCAGCGACGCGGAGCGAATTCTTCATCTCTTCCCGCTACATCAAACTGCGCGGTGAAGTACTCGCCGTCAGCTGCAACGGCTGTGGTTTCGCGATCGGCCCCGAACGCACGGCCGACTTTAGCGACAAGATCCGGCTGGTCCGCGAGGGCTGGTGAAAGGAATACCCATGAACAGCAAAGAAGAACTGATCCGTCATCAATACAAGGTGCTGGCTCACGTGAAGTCCGAACGCAACCGTCTGAAAGAGATGGAGGCGGCAGCAAAGGAAGCCCTACTCGATCTGATCGGCGACGACTACACCGGTGTCTACGTGGCCCCTGACGGCGAGCTCCTGTTCCGTCGAGACTACTACGCCTCCAGCAACTTCGACATCAAAGCCTTCCGCGAGAAGCACCCGGAGCTGGCCGAGGAGTTCACCCGCCGCAGCTCCGCGTACAAGCTGACGATCGGGGAGTGACATGGGCGACGTACTCGTGCTGAAAGCGGCGATCGACTACCAGATCACGATGTCCCTCGGTCAGATCGCGGGATTCACCTCGTCCACCCCGATGCTGGCAAAAGCGCGCACTGTCTATCTCGCGCTGCTGTCGGAGCTGTCGTCGATGGCCGAGATGGACGACCCCGCAACGCATCTCCAAGGAATGATCCGGCGCACCCGAGATGACCTGGAGGGCGTGGACATCCCCAGCGAGGCCGAAATCGTCAGCCGGGGTACCGCCGCCGACTGGAACGACCTGCCTCGCTTCATCGCCGCCATCAAGGACACCTACGTCAAGTCGATGGGCGCGATGCTCGTTTACGCCGGATACGAAGTCGAAACCGAATGAAGAACTACGCCGGTGTTTTCTGGAAGACCCGAAGCGGCATAGGCGTCTACATTCCCGAGCTTCATGCCTACACGGAAGTCCCGGCGAACGGCAATGTCGATGCCCGCGTCCGCGATCTGATCGTCCTGAACTGCCCGAAAGATTCGTGGTGGTCCTGGAATTCGACTTTCACCCTCCAGCGTCTCAACGAGCCCCCGAAAGGATTCATGCGATGACCGACATCAACTGGCCGCTCATGACGGAAACCCTCGACCACATCCACAAGAACCCGCGCCTCTGGAACCAGGGGCTGTGGGCGTGTGGCACCCAGCGCTGCATCGCAGGCCATGCCGCCGAGCTGTCCGGCAAGATCCCGGCGGACCATGTCGTCGCGAGCGGCGGAATGATTCTCGAGCCCCGATGGCTGCACCGCATCGGCGAGGGGCTGTATCCGTCCGGCGAGGCCCATGTCGCCATTGATAGCGGTGAGCTGAAGCGGCTGCACGTCGCCGAGGTCGCCCGCGAGGCTCTGGGCCTGCCCGACGAAGAGCTCTTCAATGGCGAGTACACCTGGGAAGACGTCATGGCCACGGTGTCGGAGTGGGCCGCCGAGGACGGAATCGACCTGCCGAAGGAGTGGTTCGCATGACCCCGCTCGAGCAGCTGGTGGGGGCCCGGGAGCTTATCGCCGAGCACGGCTGGGTCAGGGGAAACTACGGGGACCGGAACGTCGGCTTCTGCGCGCTCGGAGCACTCCACGTGGCGAGCAAGAGCTGGACCAGCTGGGGCGCCCAGAACCTCCTGGTCAAGGCGGGTGGCGCTGGAGCTCTTGGCGTGATCAGCCACAACGACATCCACATCCAGTCCAAGCAGGAAGCCCTGGAGTGGTTCGACAAGGCGATCCGGCTGGCCCAGGCGGAGGTGGCGGCATGAGCGGGCGGATCAAGATCGTCAACGACCGCGTTCTTCTCGGCGGCGAGGAGCTGACCGAAACCGACGCCAGAGACCTGATTGCCGAGCTCGAGGTCACGCTCAGCCTTCTCGAGCAGTGGCGCTACGACAAGTGGCGGCGGGAGGTCCGGGAGCGCTACGGGCCGAAGGAGGTGACTGATGGCGCGTAAACGCAACGACCGCAAAGGAACCCGCCAGACCGAGGCACGGGAGCGGCAGCTGGCCAGGGATCTCCGTACCACCGAGGAGCAGCTGGACGAGCTCAATGTCCGCTCCGGCCTGGACCGCGATGCCTGCCGCGAACGTGCCCGCCTCTACCTGCGTTCGGAGCTGGAGGAGCTGCACTTCGAAGCATGGGAGGGAGCCCTCGATGTCCATTCCTGACATGTCCTGGATGGATCGGGCCAGCTGCATCGGCCGGGCAGGGGAATTCGACGCAGAACGGCTCAACGATCTCGGCATCCGCAGCCGCCGGTATCAGGCTCAGCTCCTCTGCAATGGCTGCCCGGTCATGCGGCAATGCAACCTCCAGGCCCAAGAGCAAGGCGCGCGAGGAGTGGTCCGGGGCGGTCGCACATACACCGACGACCGGGTCAGGCCCAAGGATGATCGCTGGACGTATCCGGTGCCGACGGCCAAGGTGCTCGACGACCGCCGGACCGAGCAGTACGAAGCCCGCTACACCCGGATCTCCTCGGCGAAGTGGGAAGTCGACGGCGAGGAGATCCGGGCGGAGGAAGCGTTGGCAGCTGCCAGTCGGCGTCGCCCGTACAGCAGCCAAGCCGCTATCTACCGATACGCATTGGAGCAGCGATGAGGGGCCTTCTCCGGTGAGGTATCAGGCCCTGTCCGGCGAGTGGCTGGAAGGGTCTCCGGTCGGCCCCGGTCCGAAAGCCAGGACTGTCTGGGTGATGCGGCCGGATCAGACCTTCGCTGTGGTACAGCCTGCGACCGGCGCCAACCACGGAACCGAAGTCGAGTGGGATCAGCCGCAGTTCCTCGAGCCGGTGCCCAGGCAGGTGGAGGACTTCGCCCGGGAGATCGTCGACCGCCACCGCGAACTGGTGCTGACCTTCCGGCAATGCGGCATCGAGACCACCCCGGCCGGACCGGAATACGAAGCGGCCGTAGCCATTCTGAAGCAAGCCGAAGCCGCCAGGGCCAGCCGGACCCCGTTCATCAACGCCCACGGCGGCAACAAAGCCATATCCGACAAACGATTCAAAGAGCTATCAGGAGAGTGACATGAGCAAATTCGAACTCGTCGCCGAACTTCCCTCGAAGGGTCCGCGCGGCCGTAAGCCCGATCCGCTGCTGCTGGAGTTCGCCGACTTCCTCCGCGAGAACAAGGGCCAGTGGGGCAAGTGGCCGATCGACCACAAACCGTCGACACTGGCGACCCGGGTCAACCGCATCAACAAAGGTCGAGATCCGATCTTCTACGCCGAGGAGTTCGAAGCGACCGTGCGTAACGGCGTGCTGTACGTGAGGACGCTGGCGTGAGCGAGACACTGCGGAACCTGCGCAAAGCGAAGAAACTGCTGGCACTCGGCGGCGTCGGCGACGGGGCGCTATACAGGCGGCCGTGGCGCGAGGGTCTGCAAGACTACGGCCCCGGTCAGTACTGCTCGGTCGGGGCTGTCGCGGCGGTGAAGCTGGGCCTGCGGGGCTCCCACCTGAACGAGCGGAACGACAAGATCGACATCATCGACACGGTATCGGCGACGTGGCCGGAGATTCGGGAGCTGGCCGAGACCGTCAGCCAGCGGACCGGCCACGAGTTCATCGACCCCGCGTCCGAAACCGTCTACGACTACAACGACAACTGGCCGGATCAGGGGGAGCGCACCCGGGAAATGCTCAGTGTCTTCCAGGAGACGATCGAGCGACTGGAGGCGCAGTCATGAAGGTTTGGGCGGTATACGACTACAGCGAACCCGGCGAGCCCGACCTCTACGACAACCAAGAGTCCGCCGTGACGCACGCCGAGATCGAGGGGCTGGAGGTGTCCGAGGTCGAGGTGAAATCCGCGTACGAGGCCGAGATCGTGTGGACGACGTCGTTCGCAATCGTCGGACGTTTCTCTTCGGACGGCGTCCGGGCGGAAGTCCACCCGAGCCCGCCGTATCGGTCCAGGGGCTTCCGAGGCAAGCCTGTCGAACTCCGCGAACAGGAGCAGTGGAACAGCGGCGGGAGCTACACCTGCCACGTCTACGGCCCGACCGAGCAGAGTGTTGTCGAGGCCCGGGACCGCAAGATCGAAGAGATGAAGCAGGCGTTCGGGATCTCATGAAATCGAACTGGCACGTAATCGCCAACACTTTCGGGTCCTACTGCTCCTTCGTCTCCAATGTCGACGGGGACGGAAACACGCTGTTCGTCCAAAAGAGGCTCGAGGAACCGGGAGTCTGGGCCGTCGACATGGGCACCAACTCCCCCCTTCGCGACCGGCGGTTCCTCACCCAGCCCGAGGCCGAGAAGTACGCGGCGGAAATGAGAGCTGCGGACGCGGCTTCTTCGTAACTGATTTCTCCGATGGTCGGCAGGACTGGTAACACCGCTCTCTGAAAGCGCAAGGGCTGCTGGGCGCTAATTCATCGACCAAATGGCGTGGGTTGGCAGCAGAGACGGGACCATCGCAAACCCCGAAAGAAAGGGTGTATTCGGCATGTCCGAAACAGAAAATCCCGAGCCGATTCCCAAGGCCGCGTTGAAGATCCGGCATCTCGAGGGTGAGGAGGACGAGGTCATCGAAATCCACTCCTCCCGAGGCTGGTGGGTCCGCGTGACCGATCCTCTCGACTTCAACCCCGAAGACGCCTGGGGAGACAAGCCGAAGATCGAATTCGCCGGGGCGCCAAGATGGTCCGAGATTTACCTCCTGGATCGTGATGGCATCAGGAACAACTCGGTCAGGTACAGCGTTTGAGCTCGGCCGACGACATCCTGGACGTAGACGGGTACTGGAAGCGCGAACTCGAGGATGACCTGCGGGAGCTGCTGACGATCGCGGAGTCACAGCGACCGAGAAATCTCCAGCGCGCGTTGGGGCCTTCGGAGGTCGGTCATATGTGTAAGCCCCGGTTGGCGAGAGGGTTGGTCTCGGCGCGCCAGCCACTTCTCGGCGGGGGGATCAACACCAAGTCCGATCCGCTGGCCTCGATCATGGGGACGGCGATGCATGGTGTGGCCGAGCAAGGGGCGATTCTCAAGAACGAGGCGCTCAAAGCTCAGGGCGAGAAGACGCGGTGGATTCCGGAAACGAAAGTCACTGTCCGAGAGGGCTTGACGGGTACGGCCGATCTGTACGACCTGCTCTACCAAGCCGTCATCGACTGGAAGTTCCCCGGGACCACGGCCTTCAAGAAGTACTCCACCCACGGCCCGAGTGATATCTACCGGGGCCAAGCGCACATGTACGGCAGGGGCTACAAGAACCTCGGCTTCCCGGTGAAGTACGTCGGGAACATGTACGTCTGCCGCTCCGGGACGATGCGCATGACCAAGCTCTGGATCGAACCGTATTCGGACGAGGTTGTCGACGAGATCCTGGCCAAGCTCGACCGGGTGGAAATGCTGATCGACGAGTACGGCTGCGAGCGAGATCCCGAGGGCTTCTTGCGTATCCCGATCAGCCCCGGCGACGACTGCCATTTCTGCAACTTCTATTCCCCCGTTCCTGAAGGGCCGTGGCAGTGCGGTGGCAAGGACGAGAAAAGGGTTCCCCATGAGTAAGTGGAAGAAGCTCAACCGCCACGGCACCAAAGAGAAGTCCGACTGGCTGACCCAGCTGTGGTTCCACGGGACGGAAAAGCAGTTCTCGAAGTGGATCGACGACATCTGTCTCCTCAAGAGCAGCAAGGGCTTCGAGCTCGGGACGCATCAGCAGATCCGGGAAGGCGTGGGGGATTACCTCGACCCGGCCGAACGGGCGCTGAAAGAGATCGAGGCACTGATCCAGCGAGCCAACCAGGACAGCGAAGTCCACAAGGCGTATATCTCCGGCCTCGGCACGGCCCGAACGATGCTGCGCAAAGAAATCAACAGCAGACACGGATTCTAGGAGAAGCAATGTCAGACATCGACTTCGACCGCCTTCAGCCCCTGCGGGTAGCGGTCGGATCGCACCAAGAGGGTTCGGGCCGAGGCTGCGCGATGAACGTAGTCAGCTACGTCACCGGCGACACCAAGATCACCGACTACCCCGAGTGCAGCCACTCATATCTGTCCAACATCGTTCAAAAGGTCAACGACACCCTCGGGAGGCGACGAGGGCGGAGCGAGATCAGCGAGCAGGGCGACGCCACCTACCTCACCCCCGAGGACGCACTCACAGTTATCGAGCTGGGTCTGCTGACTGTCGATACGGCCGGGAAAGAAGATCTGTTCGGCCCAGGTCAATTCACGCATGCCCAGAAGCTCGCAGCGGCGTGGACCCGTCTCCGCACCAACTCGCAATCTGTGCCCGACGAAGTTCTCGACATGTACATCAGGGAGACGCGACAACTCCTGCTGGACATCCGTGAACACCTCGGCCTCGCGGAAGCACCGAAAGCCGATCGGGTGGCCGAAAAGCTGGTGACGGCATGACCTCTCTGGCCGAGCTGAAGCTTAAGAAGACACGTTGCGAGGAACAGATCACCAAATCGCGGCACTTCATCGAATCCCTGGAGCGGTGGATCGAGTCGGAGGAGCTCGACCTCGAAGCCCGGCAGGCGCGACTCGAACGACAGCAAGGGGCCCTGAGCGTCCGCCAGACGGATCTCGACCGTGCCCAGAGCAGGTTGCGGGAGGTCGAGGCCGCCATCGCCGCCGAGAAGATTCCGCCGGAGCCGGACGTCGATTTGATCCGGTGGTCGAAGCGGTTTTCCTTCTCAGGCACTCGATACGACTACGCCGCGCTCAAGGCTGGGGGCCATTGGTACGTGACTCGCTCGGCCATGTCCTACACCTGGGAAGAACTGGTCAAGCGGATCAGCAAAGGATCGGCAGATCCCGTCGTCGTCTTCTCCGGCAACAACCGCCCCTTTCTGACTATCGAGCCCGGCACCCCCACAGACCCATTCAAGTAAGGGAATAGGAACCAAGGAATGACAGAACAGCAGCAGCGCACAGCCGACGATCTCCTCTTCGGAGGAAGTGGTCCGGCCGCATGGAAATTCGATGCACCGGGGGC